TGTGCATTCTCTTCCATGTTCTCTACATTTACTTCAGCCATTTTATTCTCCTTTATTAATTATATTACATATTTTGTAATTCACCATTAGTCATTTGAAGATCTCGTTCATAATTTTCTAACGCTCTTCTTTGCTGTTCTGGAGTTGACAAACCTCTTGGCAAAGCACCAAGTCTTCTATCCATTTCTTGCTGTTGAAAACGTCTTCTTTCCACAGCACCTCTGTCTAAAAGAGCATCAAATTCTGGGCTATTAACATCCCTACCAGATCTAGCTACTGCTGGTTGCCCCATATCCATGCTAATTCTTCTTCTTATCTCATCTCGTTCGTCCGATGGCTGTCCAATCGTAGCCTCTTCTTCACGATCAAACACTTGTCTTAGAGTATCCATAACAGCATTTAGTGCCTCTCTTGGCTTTGTCATAAATAACTCCATAAAACCTGGCTTATCTTCGGGAGGTAAGGAGTCCATAAACTCTTCGGCCATCATAAACTCTTCGTCGGTCAATGCACCTGCATTCAGTGCATCTACACCTACTTCACGCGGATCTATTGCACCTGCACCTTCATACACATTATCGCCAGTTCCTTCTGTCGGTGCTGAAAGTATTCTATTCATTTGTTCTATTTCGTCTGCCATTGTTTTATTCCTTCTATGCTAATGAGTATGGGTTTGCCTGTCTCCAGTCAGAATTTTCTTCAGCGTAATAGCTGTCGTTAGGTGCTGTAAAGTATTGCTTTGTCCTGTCATTAACAAATCTTGTTGGAACAGAATTAGACGACCCACCTGTACTGTATATGCTCGGAGGGAGAACGCTTGCAAAGTTTTGAGAAGCAGATGAAAATGGGCCTCCGTAAGAGCTTGCTCCTATATATTCACTATTCGGCATCCATTGTGCATAATCTGCGTATGGAGCTATTACAGGTTGGATTGGTACACCATTATTGATTGGTACACCATTATTATCATTATCGTTACTGCCTGTTTCATTAAAAGCGTAATTTACAAATCGTGATCGTGAGCCTGCCTCTGGTATTGTAATATCCATTGGCTCGCCTCTTGCCCCCATATCTATATATTGCTGGTTATTTCTTCTAAAGTTGATAATATCTTCCCGTGTAGGATCAAGACTACCAGTTGTTGATGGAGGCATCATTTTTTCAATTGGTGGATTATAGCCCCTTAATAAATATGCGTCTGAAAGATCTTCTGTCATTCGTTTTGCAAGAGGAATAGGAGAGAAACTACTTAAATTCCTATCTTCATAATTTGTCATACCCTTTGGTGCAGAACTCAATGCCTTAGTAGTAGGTAATGCGCCATTCGAGCTTGCGCCAATATTATTTGTCTCTGGACTAATGCCACCCAGTGAACCCAGATTTAAATTCCTTGAATCCACATATGACTTAAATTCTCTAGTTGGTGGTGCAACTTTTGAATTTATTGGTACAGGAAACGCAGATCTTTGTTCTTCTTGACGCAATAGAGCCTGATCATTAGCACTGCCAGGCGCATCGCCCCCAGTTAAAAAACTTGGAATCTTATCGCTAAATCTATCAGCTAACATCAACGCACCTGCACCTGGTAATAACGCACCAATCACTGGCTTACCTACCGTCCTCATAGCTTTACCAAACATAGTTAGATTTTTGTCTGACTTTCTATTAGGGTCTACCTGTGGAATACCTCGGTAACCTTCTGGTAAATTTGGGTCATAAATAGCAGGCTGTGCGCCATCGCCCTTCATACTCCCGTCAGGGTTTGTCGTCGTGCCAATGCCGTAAACAACAAAATTATTATCAGTAGATGTAAGCCTACTCCCATCGCCATCTAAGTCAGTAGGATCTTTAGCCCTATTTGCCGCTCTGATAGCCTCTATTTCTCCAGGTGTTTTACCTCTAAATTGATCGGACGTAGTTTTGTATTTCTCAGTTCTACTTAAATTCTGAGCAACTAAGTTGTCACTTAATGAGCTTCGGTCAGGTAAAAATTTATTATCTCTTATAAAATCTCTACGAATTGTTTTTTGTTGGTTCATAGCTAGACTTTGGTCACCCTCCCTAACGCCTTGAGGTGGAGCAAAACTTCCCTGACCATAATCAACTTGTTTCGCCACTAAGTTTCCACCTTCATCCCTAGAATGCGAAACAGATGTATTGCCGCCAGCCGCATTTTTGTTTCTCATATGCGCTGGGTTTTCTTTCTCTCTAAAGTAACGTCTTGTCTCAGCCGCTGGAATCCCTGCTTCTTTGTGGGCTTTTCTTACCTCACCATCTTCTTGACTTGATCCGCCACCTTGATGTCCACCACCACCTTTACCACCAAAACACATAAAACTATCCTCTTCTTACTTGCGGTTGAACCATAGATGCCATAACGCCTCCTAATGCGCCCTGACCTCTGCCACCCCTGATTTCTTCTACCTTATTCATTAAGTATTGCGTCATTACATCTCCACCTTGCTGTGGAGGTTGGCCTTGTGGCCTTCCGCCCTGTGGAGGCTGAACCTGCTGTACAATAGGGCCAAATGCCTGCGGATTAATCGGTGCTATAGAGGCCAACATATCATATGCCATTGTTCTTCATTGCCTCCATCTGTAGCTCTGCCGCATTCTTCTCTCGCTCTAACTGAATCTCAGCCGCGTTTTTCTCACGTTCTAACTGTAATTCAGTCTCCAACTTCGCTACCTTGGCCTGTAGGTCAGCCTGAGCCTTAACCTGCTCGATTTGCATTTTCTGTTGTGCTTCTGCCTGTTTAATCTGGATATTTGATTGCGCTTTAGCCTGATCTGCTTGTATCTGCGATTGAGTTCTAGCTTTTAATGCCTCAGTCTCTAATTGTGCAAGCTGTTGTGCGTATTGCAGTGGATCACCCTGTTGCTGACCTTGTTGCATAGCCGCCTGTAAAGCAGGAATTGGTTGCATTTGAGGCGATGCCTGTACAACTTGAGCCGCCCTCTGGCTAATTAACCTGTCTAATTCAGGGTTCACATCATCAAATGTAAAGTCTGGATCTTTAAAGTCAGGCATTGGCGGCATTTCCATACCAATACCAGCCTCCATACGAACTCTGTAAAGTAACGCAATATGCTCTGCAATGTGAGCAACTAACACAGGTTGCATCGGAGCCGCTCCTGGATTGCCGCCCAGAGATGGATCTTGCATAAACTGTATATGGACAGCAATGTGAGAATCATGGTCTTGCTCAGGAAACGCACGAATTGGCTTGCCATACATAACTGACATATTCTCATCAATCGGATCCATCTGAACAGCCTCTTCAGGTTTCTTCAGTATCTCGTCAATGTTGGGTATGCGTATCGCCTCATACATCCGCTTATACGCATTATATAAATTATGGAACTGAGGTGCTGACTGAGCCATCTGTAAAATAGCCTGAGCCTGAGCAATCCTCTGAGCAGTTGAAAATATGTTGGGGTCACTGACAGGGAGGATGTCAATGCGATCGTTAAAGTCAGCCGCGAAAATCTGTTCGCTTCTGCCTGATAACGAAAATGTAAACGACTCAGGAAGGTTCTCTGCGTTAAGTGCCGCAAGTAATTTGAACTCTTGACCTTGAGCGTAATGCAACCTCTTGTGAATGGCTGAAAAAGCCTTACTACCTTGCTCTATCAAAGCCAGCGTCGAACCAACAGGCGCATTTGGGTTTACATCCCCAACATTTAAATCAGCCGTACTAGCAAATCGCTGTCCTGCCTGAACAATAAATCCAAGCAAATTAAAGAGCGACTGACTTGGCTCCTTAAATGGCAATGGCATAATTGCTTTATTAACATCGTCAACCGTTGCGTCTAAGTCTACGAACTCGCCAGGATTAACCTGAACTTCGCCACCTGAAACTCGACCTCTTAACTTAAATCCACCTTGCATATTTGCGAATGCCGCTGAATCTAGTAACGCCCTCAATGAGCCAGTTGCCGCTTTTCCTAATCCACCAATTAAGTGGTACAGGCCAAAACCCATAAAGCCTAATCCTGGTAAGAACTTGTAAGAGACAAACCAATCTCTCCTAAGTTTGCGTTCGTCGTCTTCTCTCCAGTTTCTCCTGACACTGACAATCGACTGATTATCATAATCAATCGTGACGACATATGGGAAGTGTACTAAATTCTCGTCAGCCTCGTCGTCGTCCTCGTAATCACTAACACCGTCAAACTTCTCGTAGACATGCATTTCCAGCAATGTAACAACTTCATCTTGCTGAGTATCACCGTACTGATCAATGCCCTCGATCTCGCCTATCGTATCGCCAGATGGATCTATGTCATTCCCGTGAAACTCAACAGGAAGATAATAGCCAGACTGAACGTAGCGGTTGTAGTCATTCTTCGGTATTCTAATAACCTGAGTATACCTTGGTGATGTATACAAGTCTCTTGATTCAGGAGCTACAACAAAGTCTTCAGCCTTTACAAACTGAGCGCACTGCCTCCCCATATTCGCATCCCACCAAACCTTTTTGAAGGTCTGACCAACCAAAGGCAGGTGGAATAGCATTTGGTCTAAGTCTGGGAAATACTCAGGCATCTCCTGAGTAATCTGGTAATTCATAAATTCTCTGACACGTCTTGACTGGTCTTCTAGCTCTTGATTCGGATCGCCAACAATAACAGTTTTTACTGGGCCTCCAGATGGGTATAGCTCTGCAATTGCTCTGGCGTTAAACTGTGTTGCCGCCTCAGCTATCATCGGGTGGACTACTGTAGATAAACCACGGGCCGCACGTTCATCTTCTGATTCATCCATGCCACCGTCAGGGTCAACAGTCTTCAATCCATCTTTGTATCGCTCTTCCCATTCAGATCGAGATTCCTTATCTGATTCATAATAAGAAATAAGCGTCTGACCTTTTCTGGATAAATCTTGAGCATCAATTGATTCTACTAGATTGGAATCAAATTCATTCTCAGGCTCATCCAT